CGCCATTACCTGCCAACTTTAGGGACGCGTGGCTCAGATAGACGATGTTGGTGCGATCGGTCAGGTCGGAACTGCCCGTTGTCTGAGCCAGCGTGATCGTCGCTTTGTAGGTATACGCGCCCCACGCCGGAGCGGAGAGGGCAAGGAGGAGAAGAGGAAGAAGGCGTCTCATAGTTACTGCACCAGCACCGCGTCGGACGCCGCCTGATTGGTCTGCGTGGTGGCCGCTTGCGCCTTGTACGTCGCGTAGTTCCCGAGCATCATCTGATGCGCGATGTTCTGCACCGCCTGGAGGAGCACCGCCTTCCCCACCGCCGTCAGGCTGGCATACTTCAAGACTGCGATCTGCACGCCGCTGAGGTGCGCCGCCGCCGCCGTGGCGAAGTAGCCGCGCCCACTGGCAGCCACCGTCAAGGTATTGCCGCTACAGGTCGATGTCGAGACCGCCTCAGCGTCGATCAGCACAGTCACGCCCGCCGCCACATTGGTGCAGTTGGCGACTGTGATGGTGGTATCCCCGGCCCCGATGGCCGCGGTGGCCGTGGCCGCGCCCGCCATCTGCACCTGCGTTGTGGCCCAGGCGTTGAGGTTCGTCACGGCGTCCGCGCTCAATGTGCCGGACAGGCTGAAGCCGCTTTGCGCGACCGCCAGCCCGGCGAACAAGATCAGAGAGAAAAGCAGTTTTTTCATTGGTCACACTCCACTGTCAAATTCACGAAGGTTGCCGTTCCGCCAATCGCCTTGATGTTGACGGCGAACAGATCGTTGGCCGACACGGAAGTCGTCCAGCCGGTCAGGGTGGACGAGTGCACCGAGGTGCCGGTGGTGATGGCCGGGACGGCCGAAGCGGTGATGGTGTTAGAGACGGTCGGCACTGCCGAACCCGTCGCCACCTTCCACACGTCCACGGTCGCGGTGTCGGCCGGCGAGAGGCTGATCGTCCATGCGCTGATGGTGCAGGCGAAGGGGACATTCCCGTAGGCCGTCAGGCCGGTCGTCAGCGCAGACGAAGAGTTGAAACTGTAGCCGAAGACGCGCGCGTTCGTCGTTTGGACGAGTTGGCCGGAGCCGTTCGAGCCCAGAAAGTTCTTGCTGGTTGGGACTGCTGCCCCGTTCACCTTGCCAACGGTCATAGCCAGACCGCTGTTCGTGACGTCCCCCGTGAAGGTGGGCATCTGTCCCGATGCGAGCGTGGTGCCGGTAGTCATCAGCGCGGAAGATGCTGGGATGCTCGTGCCATTGACCGAGGTGGTAGAGGAGAGCGCGGCGGGCACTTGCGAGGCCGTCAAGCCGGTCGCATTCGAGACATTGAGGGTCGTCGGCGTGCCGAGGGACGCGCCGCTGGGAATCGTCACAGTCCCCGTGAAGGTCGGAGAGGCGAGCGGAGCTGCCCCGAGAGTGTTGTACGAGAGCGTGATTGCCGCCGATCCATTGAACGTCGAACCCGAGGCCGCGCCCGCGCCGCCGTTGTTGAGGGTGAGGGCATTCAACACGCTGCCCGACGATCCGGTCGTGTTCTGGTTGAGCGTCGGGATCGCCGCCGCCGCGATAGTGCCGCCCGCGCCCGTCTCGACAATCGAGTTCGCGCCGTTCGATTGCGTGACTGGCAGGCCCAACGTCAGCGCCGGGTACGTGCCCCACAGAGGCACATAGCCCGATGTCGCGGAGCCAGGGCCCGTGATCGTGCCGCCTCCACCCGTTGCCGCCGTGCAGCCCGTTACGTTGCCATTCGCAGTGATCCCCAGCGGATAGTTGCCGGCCGCACAGGTGGTCGGCGTGGATGCCAACGCCGTCGCCGTCGACGCATTACCCGTGATGCTGCCCGCGGGGAGTACGTAATCGGTCCCCGCCGTCGCCGCGACAAGTTGGCCGCTACTGTTGGTCTTGGTGATAGACCCTGCCGCCGGCAAGACCGCCCCGCCAATTTGCGAAACACTTGGATTAGGATAGGTGCCACCAAGATCGCCGCCCGCCGTTCCATTCGGCGGTAGGGTCGTAGGGATCGCCGCCCATGCCGCATTGCCGCTCCCGTCCGTCGTCAGTGCATACCCATTGGTTCCTGGCGTGTTGGGAAGTGTGAGTGTCCACGTCCCCGCAGCGGCCTGTGCCGTGACTGTCACCGCCCCCGAAGTGGCGCCGCCGAGTTGTACAGATCCGCTCCCCGCTCCGCCGCTCTTGAACCCGGCTGGATTGTTGAGAATGTTCGACCCATCCACATAGGCCGCCGACACGCTCGCGTCCGCCCCGCCGTTGCCGACCAGTACGTAAGTGTTCGTCAGCGCCCCTGCTGAATGCGTGACTGTCCCGCTGTTGGCCGCCGTACAGCCCGTAGCGTTGCCATTCTCCAGGATGCCCAGTGGATAGTTCCCCGCCGAGCAGGCCGTAGGAAGCGCGGCAAGGGCCGTGGCCGTGCCCGCGTTGCCGGTGATGCTACCCGAAGGGGTGACGTAGTCCGTGCCCGCCACGGCTGCCGTGGGTGCGCCGCTGACCATTTTGACGATGGAGCCGTTCGCGGGCCACGAGAACGCGCCCATGTAGTCCGTGCCGGCGGTGGCCGTGCTGAAGCTCGCCACGCTGCCCGCGACGGTCGTCTTGAGCAGGCCCGTAGTCAGGAGGCCAAGGTTGACGGCGTTGGCGGGTTCATTGCTCGCCTGGCTGACCAGATAGTAGCCGGCTGAGTTGGCCCCGCCGCCGCCAGTGCCGCAGTCAGACCCAGTACCGGTGAGGACACCCGCATTGTTGACGTGAGTGCACTGGACGCCGCCGCCCGTGATCGGCGTTGTTACCGTACCTGTGAACGTCGGGCTGGCCGTGGGTGCGCGGCTGGTGTCGCTGGGGTGCACATGGTCGCCGCGGGCGAAGTTGCCGCTGGACCCGGCTGACGCGCTGCCGTCCATGGCCGGGCTCGAGGAGTAGGCCGCGGGGATCGTCGGCGCGCCGGAGGTGATTTGGCTGTAATCCAACGTAACGCGATCGCTGCCCGCGTTGCCATGCGTCGCGGCATGCAGCGCGGGCGTGAAGCTCGCTGGCACTCCCGACAGCGAAGCCCACGGCCAGCTCCCGAGTGACAACAGATCCGAGATGGAAGGGTTCGTGAAGCTGGCAATTTGGCCGGCCACGACAATCTTCAACAGCCCCGTGGAGAGCAGTCCCAGATTCACGGCATTGGCGGGCGCGTTGGCGGCACCGGCGACAACGAACAACCCGAGTGGGTTGGCACCACTGCCGCCCACGACGTATGGGACATACGCTCCCGCTCCGGACACTTGCGGCGTGCAATTCGTCGTGACGGTCGCGGAGCATGGGGGCCGAACTGACGCAGGTCTGGTGCCTTGCGCCAGACAGCCCAGCGCCGTTAAGAGAAACAAAATTGCTGTTCGCATAATAAGACTACCTTGTCTGGATCGAGACTCCTCAAAGACGAAAGGGGCAGGGGCAATCGCCCTCCGCCCCTCAAGCCAGTAAACCGGCCCTTGCCCTACCGAACTTCCTTCCGAACCTTCTTCCGGCCCTTCTTGTGACGCGCCATTGAAAGTCCCTCCTTTCTGCGCCCTGTCACTTCATGACAAGGACGCATAGATACGGCGTAACGGTAGTAGCCGCTTGAACAAAGAAGTTATTGAGATCGGTTGTCATCCCGCCAGACATGCTCTGCCCGCTCCACGCCGATGCACCCGCAGTAAGTTCTAAACCTACGCCGACAGGTGGTGTAGCCGTGACGTTAAGAGTCTTGTCCCCAACGTAGATGACCGTAGCCCCATTGCCCACTTCCCCAGTCATGAACATGACCGTAGCCGATTGGTCAATGGAGTCAGTGGAGCGATTAGCCGCAAAGTAGGTAGTGGCGAGGGTCCACAAGCTCGTCGCAACGGTAGGCACCGTCAGCGTTGCGGCCCAGTAGTTTAGTGTGTTGACAGGCATGGAGGCCTACTCCATTCTTAACCAATCTGCCAGTATGCAGTCCCATCCCCAATCAAACGAGCATATTGGCCCGCAGTCAGGGTAAGGGAAGCCACACCGTTGACGTTCCCAGAAACCGGAGTAACCGTCGTGGAGGACGTGAGACTTCTGATAGCAACCTCTTGCCCAGCAGGCCAAGTGGTCGCTGCCGGAAGAGTGATTGTAACAGCGCCAGCAAGGATAGCCTTAGCAGACGTGGAAGCTGTGTAAGCCGCTCCAGCCGTGTATAGCTGATACGACCGGGCCAATACGGAGAAGGTCGGGGTGACTCCGCTAGCAATGGTGGTGACGGCCCACAAAAGAGGATCGCCCGCCGCCATCGTTGGGTTCGTGTTGACAACCCAATCTCCGACATTGAAGAAGTCAGCGGTCGAGGGCAGATCCGCTGCCCCCGCCGTGACGAAATAGACCGCCTGTTGGTTGATGTTCCAAACTTTTGCTTGCTGTAAGGCCATGATGTGTTCTCCGTTGAATAAGAACCTAAGTCCTTACTTATGGGTTAAGTGGTAGTTCGTTCCGTCCGAAAGCACCCCAGCGTCAGTCGCCGTAATGGTGACGGTAGCGGTGCCGTTGATGTTGCCGGAAGCGGGAGCGATGGTGAAGGTCACGCCAGCATCGTTAAGCAGCGTAACGAACTCGATACCGACCGGGTAGGCCGAAGGGGCCAGCAGTGTGACTGTCCCGGCTGTGCCGATCTGGAGATACCGATCCGTGGCAGCAACCGTGACAGGAGCGCCAACGGCGCGATACGCACCATTGCCCGTGTTGGGCGTGAGGTTATACCAAGTCCTGTTCACCAGAGCGCCGTAGAGGGTTGCCTGATTTCCCCCGTAGCCCAAAGGCAGGGGATCGGTCAACGTGTCGCCCGAAGCCGCAACCACAGACACAGCGTACTGGGTAGCGGTCGGTGACAAGCCGTTGCGAATCGTGAGCATGAAGCCGTCGCCGATACCGGGGGATGTGCCCGGCGTGCCAATCGGAGTCGGCAAGCCAGGAGGGATAGCAGGCAGCGTGATGGTTGTAGTCGCCGTGGGCACGATGAGCAGAAAGCGCGGAGGTGCCGTTTGGCCTGGGCCAGTGCCCAGAGTAAAGGCAGCAGTCGAAAGAGTCTGAGACTCGATTCCGTAAGATACAGCGTTAAACATATTATTTCTCCTTTTTCCTTCCTGTATCCCTAGAGAAGCACTGGTCCTACGATTTTCCCGCAGCAGCGAGGAGACGGGACAATCAGATTTCCAGCAAAGAGGAACTGACCGGCGATGTCGATGGAGTTTTGTGCTTCCTTGAAGCCGGTGAACCCAAACTGGAACTTCTTGTTCTCGCTGATGTACAGTTCCAAGTAGTTCGTGTTGAGCAGGAGCAGCAGCCCGTTGGTGCCGTCTGAGGGGATGTACTTGTCGATGACGACTTCGGCGGCGTTAAACCGGAACGCCTGGAAGCCCACCTTGCCGACGTCGCTCTGACCGTCGTTGTAGCGCTGTTGGGGCTGGAGGGTGTTCCATATCTTGTTGTAGGCCGTCTGCGTGCCAACAAGCAGGTCTGGGTAGTCGTTGCCGAACCACGCAGCACCGTAGACCGTGTTCACGTCGATCAGCGAGTACGCGCTGTATCCACGGATCGTGTAGGCGTTGGCCCCAGCGACCGCAGCGATAGGCGTAATGCCGCTGGTGAAGCTGTACGCGCCCGACGCGAACAGATCGGTACGGGTGATACCACCAATGGAGAGGAAGCTCTTCGTCTGGTCGGTGGCCGACGAATAAGAGCCGCTGGAATTGCCGTCGTCAACCCAAGCCAGCAAGCCGTCCGTCGACTTGGTGCCTGACAGGGCTCCGGTGAAAGGCGGCGATACGGAACTCTGACCGTCCTGGTACAGACCAGTCGCAATCAGTTTCGCCATCTTCATCGAGGCGTTTGCGAACTTGGACTCCACGATGGAGAACGCTGCCTGCGGGCCACGGTTCAAAACGTCATCTATTCCAAACAGCGTGACATTGACGTAGCTGGTCTTCATGTTGACCGTGAAGGCCGTGTCCGTGGTGACGTAGCTGATGTTGAAGGTGTCGCCCTTCGAGAACCAGTCGCCGTTCAGTTCGCTGTAGATTATCGGCCTTTGGATGAATGTGCCCCCGGAGAAGCGCATACGCCGACGATTGAGCAGTCGTGTGAAGAGCGGCGACTGTTTGAAGATCACATCAGTCGTCCTCTCCACAATATACTGCTCAGTAAATGCAGTGAGGTCGCTTAATTGCAGTGCCATAGACAATCCTTCGTTAGTCCAAATCGGCGGCTATGGCACTACGCTCTACTATTTGAGCTTAGCGGCCAGCCGCGTTCTTGTTGAATTCTCTCGCCGCGTAGGCGGCGATTCCGCCGTCGCCAAGTGGGACTTCGGGAGCCCCGCTTGAATCATCCCGCTTTTCCATCCCGAGCAACTTCTTCTGGAGCGGACCCATTGTAGGGCCTTCCATGTCGGTTGGGCTTCCAGAGCCTTGCGGCCCCATCCCAGCCACTCGCGCCAGCCGCTCGTCTGCCGCTTTCTTCTCTGCGACAAGAGCGTCATCCTTTTCCTTCAGCTTCGCGTCGTAGTCAGCCTTCATCTTGTCGATCCGCTTGGAAGCTACATACTTGTCGTTGTAGAAACCCCTCAAATCGACCGTTCCGGCTTCGTTCGCCGCCTTCAGGAACTCTTCGGGATCGAACATTTCCCCGAATTCCTGTTGATGCTTCGAGTTCAGGTAAGGAACCTCCAGTGCCGCCTTCGCCGTATAGGCGTTCAGGTTCCTAGTCCACTGTTCAAATCCCTTAACCTTCTCATCAAAAACATCAGTTTTGACTAGCTTGGTGGGGTCGATCCCCGTTTTCTTCAGCCACTCGTTGCCGAAGCGTTCCACGTCTTCAAATGACATATCCCCTCCCAGTGCAATTCGGCTTTCCAGGTCGGCCTTTTCTGTTTCCAGAGTTTCGAGCCGCGTCTGTTTTTCTCGTTCCGCCTTGGTCATCTTAGCTTCGGGGTCCCAGTTTGCGGTGCGCCAATCGCGCCAGCCCTGAAGCTCCTCTAGCTCTGTTCGGTGTTCGTCAAGCTTTCTTGAGTAGTCGTCCTGACGAAGCCCGAACTCCATGACCTTGGGGTTCTTTTCTGCCAACTGGGTGAAGAGGGTTTTGTCTTCATCGTTCCCAAACGTTTCAAGCAGCGCGTCAAACGCACTGCTCGTTTTCTTAGCCATAGCGCGTCCCTTCCAGCCAGAAGGTTATGCGCCCATTGCTTCAGGGCCTTCCGGCATCGCCATCGCGGTTTGCGCCGGTTCCGACCCAGTGGACATTGGGCTCCCCTGGCCTTGTAAACTCTGCTGTGCTTCTTTCTCGATCATCTTCATCATGCCCGCCGCCCTTGTCACTATTGGCATCAGCGCGGGCTTCTCAATCGACAACACCTTCGCCACGTCCATCATGTCCTTTGAAATGGACTGCATCTTTTGCAGAACAAATTGCATGGACGCCTGGGGACCGGACGCACCGCCAGCCCCCGCACTCTGTTGAGCCGCACCTTCGGCGTATCGCTGGAGTGGGGGAGCCTGCTGCTGGGTCACATCAGGGGAAAGAGGAGGGGTGGCTGTGGTGGCCATAAACGCCTAACCTACTTCGATTGTTTCACCGCACGGTCGCTCATCGGAGTTTTGAACGACGTAAAACCTTTGGTCGGCGTGTGGTCCAAAGGAGCTTCTGAGCCGGAAAGTTGGAACGTCCCGGCCTTTTCTCCCTTATTGAATTGCTGCAACGGAACGGGCGTGCGAGAGATCGGGGCATGGGAGCCAAGCAACTGCTCTTCAGGAGTCCCCGTCTTGCCATCGGGCTCGACATTCAGCGGAAAGTTCTTCTGAAGCGAGGCTTCTGTTCCGATAAGTTGTTTTTCCATATGGTTCTCTCTTATGGCAGGCGCAGAGGGTAGTGTCCAAGCGGTTCTGCCTGTTCTCCACTACCCCCTATCGGCGTTGAGTTACGCGCGCTTGTGCCCGCGCTTCGCCTTGCGGCCCTTTTTACGTGCCATAATGTAGATCCCCCTTTCTCAGTTTTGGCTGGAGTCCCAACCGTTACTAATAAATCGGCTAAAGGGTTTAGACTGGTGCGCCCAGAAGGAGTCGAACCTTCAATCTACTGATTAAGAGTCAGTTGCTTTATCCAATTGAGCCATGGGCGCACACTTCAGACGTTCCCCGTCTTCTGGCCACCCGTCATCTTGGGAGCGGACTGCCCTGACGGCTTAGGCGCTTTGGCCCCAATACCCATCTCATGTTCCTGCTTGAGCATTTCCATAAGCTGTTTCGGGTTGAGTTCCAAAACGCTCCACAGATATTGCAGGGGCAGTAGGCCCTTTGCGGCCATATTGATGGCGGTCTGTTTTTCACGGTCACGGCTAGATCCTAACAGCGATCCCGGCGTAATCATCATCGAGAAGTTCTTCCAGTGATCTTCGCGGGTTACGTGGTCAGGAATGAGATTTGGCCCTTCGTAGTTGAAGTCCTCCAGGCTGATCCCGTCTTTCCCTAAGAGTCGCAACCGCATGGGCAACTCGAAGTATTGGAAAACGTTGGACATAGCCTGTACGCCCACATCACGCAGGAACAATTCCCCGTAACGGGATTCCAATTGAGTTGGGGTGTTCAGCATTTCCCGCATCTGTTCGATGGTGTCGCCGCCTGGAACTTGCTTCTTCTTCCCAAGTGCCCCTGGATCGACAATCCCGGCAAGGCGGTCAAACTCCATCGACAGGTATTGGTGGGCCTGCATCACCCACGCGGGGATCTCTGGGGGAACTATGTACCTCACGTCCGTCTGCGGGTTGCTGTTTGGCAGCATGTAGAGCCTCGCCCCTGGCATGTCGGGGTAGAACTCCCGCCACGTTGCCTGGGGCACAGCACCCGCCCTGGTGACGACCGTAGGATTGAGAGCCCGCCGCACCATGTCCAGGATGCCAGCGATGATCTCATTCATCCCCTCGTTAAGAGGTAGCAGGTCTCGATACTTTGACAGGCCCCAGAAGGACCACGGGACTGGATTGAGGCGCAGCGTAGCGAAGGGGAACAGCCCATGCCAGAACGGGGCAGGCCCATCGTACATCAGCCTGCGGCCCGCGAACACCAGGAGCCGTTTACGTGGATACAGACGCTCTCCGGGGTTGACCCAGTACCACCAGTTGTAAAGGGTAAGCGGCAGATAGGGATGCCGCATCAAGACCTTATTCTTGGATTCGTTCACCTGCGGGTCATCGACGTAGTACTCTTGCATTTCCAATGATTTGAAAACGCTGGTGCCAATATCCCCCGATCCTATGCGAATCCCAACAGAGCGCCGCATTGCTGGCGATAAGCGCTCCCAAGTGTACTCTGGATATTCTTTAGGCCGCGCGAACTGCGCCGCTCCGCCCGCGCCCTGTTCTACGTCGGACAGTTCTTTTTCAATTCCAGCGCAGCCGTAAGGAAACTTGTTCCTGAAATATGACAGGGCTTTCCACGTCTTGTAGAGAATGGCTGTGGAATTCTGTAAATGGAATCCAGGCTGGATCGGGAATACAGAATCCGGCCCACAGGAAATAGCCTGCATCATCCCTGGAGACGCCGCGCCAATCTTCCAGAACCCTGTCCCGTTCAATTTGGTGATGTCGTTGACGCGGATGAATTCAGCATCCATGTCTCTTGTCAGCCACTCTGAGCGGATGACCTTAGAAACGATGTCTGCATCCCCTTTGTAGGCGTCAATTTTGGTAGAGATGTCTATCGTAGGACGGGTTTGGGTAAGGAGGGAAAGGTCGGTAATGCGAGAATTGTTGAGGCGATTGTCGAAAACCTTTGACTTGTACTTCGCTCTGCGGCGATCCCAATACTCACCGCCTAGCGCCCGCATGTACCTAGCAGCAGCTTCCTTTTCTGGGTTCAGGTCTGCTGTTTTGTAGGCTTCCTCTTTTGCGGATTCGCGCCAATGCTCTAACCCTGACAGGTACTTCTGCCTGTCCTCGCCCTGATTCCCGGTGGCATAATGCGCGTTCTCACCCTCTGAGTCAGAGCCGTAATGTGGGCCAACTGGTAAAAAGTCCATGTTTGTGCGTGTCTGGATACAGACAAACGCTCTCGTTACTTTGAATCGAGGCCCTAGTCCGCAACCTCCACAGACCGCTCAACCACAGTAATGGGAGCCGGTGCCTCTGGCGGTAGGGGCTTCGCTTTCTGCTCTGCAATAAAATCCTCGTTGACACTGGCCCAGCACCCCGGCATTCCTTGACAGCTTGCCCCCTTAGCCGAATACTCCGCGTGCGGCGGCATGTCGCTCGGCATTGTCAGTCCTTCGGCCTTGCAATACTCCCTCTGCTCTTGGACTGTGCGGATGCGGACGGGCTCAGGGGAGCCATCCACCATACGGCTACTTCTGACCCGATAGGCGACGTGCCCGCCGTCCTCTGTGGGGTTCTGGGTTACGCATCCCGGCTGGTTGTACTTGTCGAGAGTGCCCAACCAGATGGCGTGGGAGATTGAAGGTATAAGCTGCGTCGGATTGCCACACTCCACACAGTTGGGCATCGTAGCGCCAATCTTCGTAAAGTAGGCTTCCCAGACTTGCCCCTGCAAGTAGCATCCTTCGTGAGCGCAGGTGAATTCATAAATTGGCATTAGGCAACCTCTACCGGAGCCTCAAGCGCCTTCGCTCGATCCACGGCCTTGCGTGCTTCCGTAACGAGTTGCTGGATACCCTTCTCAACCTCTGCGCCGGTTGGGCGATCCTTTCCCGTCAACCCCTTCAGAATCTCAGGATGCGGGAAATACACCGGAGGCTGATACGCCGGGTCTAGCGAATAGGCCCAGTTGTTCTCCATGCCGATGGAGAACATATCGTCGATAAGCTCCTCTGGCGTGCGGCCCATCTCGGCAGCGCGATCTTTAAGCGGCTGTACCCAAGTTGGGTCCAGCGTCAAGAGAAACGTGTGGGAGCCGTCCTGGATATTGCGGCTTGCCCCAACGGCATTCACAACATCGCTGCCGTTGCTGACTGGCTTTTCGACAGTTTCCTCGATCTTCTTGACCTGATCGGGCGACAGCATGACGCCGCCGTTAGCATAATTCTCAAACCAAAGCCGTGCTCTGGTAGCCAGCCAATCGGTGAAGGGGACATCTTTCAGGGAGTCCTGGAATTGCTTCGCGGTTTCCTCCCGAAGTACGAGCGTCAAGGGAATATGGATAGACGGCTGGACGGGCATGGTTGACCTTTCTACGAAACAATACCGGGGGCCTAAGCCCCCGGCTTGCACTCTTGCAAGAGTTACTGGCTGACGGGCGTGCCGAGCGTAATGGTCACGCCGGTATCGGCACCAGCGACCACATCAATCAGGTCGGTGGCAACGATGGCCGCTGCGCCAGTGGCAGCCGGAGTGATCGTCACCGTGAACGTAACGCCGAGTGCGAGCGTCGAGCTAGCCACCAGGAAGCCGGAGGCCACGCTGCCAGCTACAGGAGTCGCGTCGGGCACGACGGCCAAAGAGGCGGGCATGGACGAAATGGCAGTCACCACATCGCCGGGCTGGAGGGTTGTCGGGTTGTTGTCTACGTCGGTGACAGCCACCGCATACGAGACCTTCTGTGCATCTTGAAGTTGGAAATTAGCCATGTGAACTCCTATAGGATTCTATTTCTGTGGTTGCGGTTTCCCGAGAGTGATTTGCAACTTCACTGGCGGTCCTGGTATGTAGAAAACGGCCTTCTCGATGACTGCGAGACTGTCCGTGATCTGAGCCAGCGTAAGAACTTGAGCCTCGCCTTGCTGCTGGACGAGGGATCGCACGGCAGCAATCTGAGCCGAAAGCCCCGACTGCACTACTTTGACCTGTGAGGCCAAATTGGCTTGGTTCGTTAGCACATTTCGCAGTAGGGCGATGATCTGGTGAACCAAGTTTAGAATTGTCATCATACGATTTTCTCAAGGAGACCGTCGCCTTTAGGCGACGGAGGATGTCAAGAGAAGCAGCATGGTCTACCCTCCGTGGATGGGTGCCCCGAACAGCTTCCAGCCAATCATGAAGAACAACACGAACTGTAGCAGGTAAAACCCCGCCCACTTCATTGGGTACGGCTGATTCGGTACGTACTGATTCCAGCAGCCGAAGATCAACCAGAAAAGCATCAAGATCCAAAACGCCAGACTTATTCCCATAGTAGACTTATCCTTTCGTTACGGAGACGGTGTCGTCCTTGCTGAGTTCGAGCAGAGGCGGAGTGGGCGGTTTGACCGCCAGTTTATAGAAGAGTTCCTGGAACCCGCTCTGTGAGGCGGTGTGCAGGATTACGGAGAGGACGGCGGTGGCGGCTGGGATCTGGATGACCAGCGTGCCACCCGATGTCCAGGTGCCGGTCATTGAGATCTGAAAGCAAACCGAGGTGAGGAAGGCAACGGCAATCGCCAGTACGCGGTTAATGGTGTCCGTTCGGGCCGTGAGCCAGGGAAACCACGGTGAGCCCTTGAGCCATTGGAGCAGGCAGACTAGAATGACGCTGACGCCCGCTTGGTTGCCGAGTTCAGTTGAGAGCATAAGCGTTACCCTTTCACCGCGAGAATGGCATGGAAGTCGGCAGCGTAATCGCTGTCAAAGAGGTAGTCGTAGGGAATCCAGCAGCGGCCCGCGATGCCCCAATCAGTATTCCAAGAGTTACGCAATCGTGCGCGCCGCCCCGGATGGTCGTATGCGTCGGCCCACATGCAGTGACCACCAATGACCGATTCCCCAGATCCGGGCATGGGGATGATCCCGCTCTTGGCTACGGCGGCGCTCTCAAAACTCTCGTACAGAGTGACACCGATGATGACGCCGACACCGAGCACGTCCATACAGTGCTCGAAGTGATAAGCCCACGAACCGGGCGTTGTCCCCGTCACGCGTGTTACCGAGGTCGATACGTGTGGGATGGCGTCGGCGAACACGTTAGGGGCGGGCTGCACCGTCACGAGCGAGGGATCGGTGGGATAGTCAGTGTACGGGCAGTCGCCGTATTGCAAGGTGGCAGCAACAACGTCGCCGATTGCGGCTCCCCCATCCTGATCTGCGTCACCTTCGCCAACCCGCGCGTTCCAGTAGGGGAACAGGCGTGACGGGTCGAAGATTGGCAACCCGAGCTTGGCCCCGACACCATGCCCCGTGCAGGCGGACGTCGTCAACTGATCCCAGATCGGTGGCTCAAAACCTGTGGGGAGCAGGTCCACCTGCGCGTGGAGCGCGACCATCGGGCCGGGCAAAGAGAGCGCCGGGAACCGCTTGCTGGGCAATCCTGGAAACCAACCGTAAGAGTTGCGTTGGGGCATCGTTCACCAACCTTTTCCAATCATCAGCGTGGCGATCACTTGGTAGTTGGAGTTGTTGTTTACGCTGCTTTTGACGAACCGCACCGGGAGCGCGATGGCCCACCCGTGCGGCAAGTGAACGATGGGCATCTCGCCGCCGCTCCAGGTCCAGCCGGTGTTCGACCCGGCCCAACTCACCCCGGCCCCAGTGACCGTATAGAGGTCCAGCCAGTGAACCGTGAATAGCTTCTGCGCCACGCCGGGGGCGAAGTTTGTGCTCACGGTGGCTGGCTTAGTTGAATCCGGCACCACGTCTAGGCTGGAAAAGAACCAGGAACTTCCGGCAATAGCGTGCGCGTAAACCGCTGTACCGGCTAATGAAGCGGCGCTGGTATGGTTGTAGCTCACCCCCGCCGCAGCGAAGTTGTCTTGAGGAAGGGCTAGCGGGGCTAGCCCCAACGCAAGCAACACTAGGAATACCGCGCGCATAGCCTACTTCTTGAGGTTGTCGATGGCGATTTGAAGATTCAGCGCCCTGGTCTTGACGTCGGTAAGGTGGTGCCGCGCTATCTGGTGAGCCCAGCCGGTGGCGGGGAAGGACACCGCAGTCCCGCGATAGGCAGGCTGGAACGCCCCTGCCGTCGCTGGCGGATTGATTTCGTTTAAGAAATCGTTGATCGCCTTTATCACAGGGACGGCATACACTTGGGCCGCAGGAGGCAGAACTTTGAGCGCCTGAAGGGAATTAGCGAAGTACGCGGTGATCTTCAGCGCCTTGATCGCGTTTGTGTCCGAAGACGCTATCTCTGCGGCGGTCTGGGTGTAAGCAGCGGGAACGTCAGCAATCGCACCCTCAAGCGGGCCTGCGATGTCGGCGGGGATCGTGTTGTTTGCGGCCAATGCCGCCACCAGCAACTCCGTAGCCGCTACGCTACCCTCCAATGTGGTTAGGATCTGGGAACCAGTGCAGCCGGTCTGGGTGAGCATGACGACCGCTGCGAACACGGCCAGAAATGGTTTGAATTTCATCGGGAATCTCCTTACTTTCTTACGACGGCAAACCCAGTTGTTTTCTGAGTTCTGCTTCGACCCTGCCCGCTGGCCCATGAACCACTTCGACTGCGAGGATCTGAAGGGACTCATCATACCGAGCGTCGGCTTCGACCTCGATGAAGAATTTATGCCCCTTGATGTCCCAGGAATCAGGCGTGCTGCCCGGTTTAACGGTTGAGCCATTGGCTGTGAGTTGGGCGAGTAGGTTGTTCACCTGTACTCGCGTTACTGGTGCGACATCAAACGACGGGTTGTTCATAGTGCTTCCTAACAGCGAATCCGTCTACACTACCTCGCCGTAGATAACCTGACCATTGTAAACAAACTTAAAACTTTGTCCGAACCCCAAACTAGCAGCGGCCATCTGCACAGTATAGGTATAGGGATCGGTAGCGTGTTGCGGCCCGTAAGTCCCGTCGCTGTTTGGGGCTGGTATGGCATAGGTGTTGGCGGGGCTTGTCCCCCAGATCGTTGGAACACCAATGGGGCCTGGAGTAAATATGATCGGCGTGCCAGTCGTGATGGTCGTGGCTAGCGTTGTGTCAAGCTGGACAAAGGTTGATTGGATTGTGTGGACATGCGTGTCGGCTGGGATACCATCAGCATTGGCCCAAACGCCAGTATAAAGCCCAGCGGTTGAAGGGAAATACAGGACATAAGTACCGGCAGCGCTACCCGCATCGGTAGTCAACGTCATCTGGCTTGGCATCTGGCTGTGAATCGCACAGATCCCCTTGCCTTGATATACGATGTCCGTCCCACCAGTGTCCTGGCGGTAATTCAAAGTCGAAGTGTATGTCGTCGCTGTATTGCAGGAGGACACGGGATTTTTCTCCTTCCCTATTCCTTTTAGGGGGTCGGGCTATGCCAGCGCCGTCTTACGCCCCTACGATACTATGAAATCGTATTTTCGTCCACCTAGAAAACTTCCATGTCGTTCGGATTATTCCACTCCTGCGATGGGTCCCAATACTGGTTCGCTTCGTCGATAAGATCATCTTCTCCTTGTTGCGACACCGGCGTGCCACTATTATTGTTCCGCGTAATCTCAAGCCTACGGCTCCCACATACCGCACACCGCATCCCTCCAGACTGGACTACTTTGTGATTGGGGTCCATCTGCGGCTGAAACTCTGTCGGGTCTATGTTCTTATCCTCGACTGTGTTGGCCCACCATTCGTTCTGACAGTTCTGGCACTTTATCACATAGACGGCATCTTCTTTTGCCAACTTCGCCTTCGGCGCGATCATCCCCAGGCTGTCGTTCCAATCTCCTTCGTGGGCGGTATAAAGGGCAATCATCGCCGCCATATTCTCGTCATCAAACTCATCTTGGTCGCCACCAGCGCTGTAGGAATCTTCTTCGTTCTTAACGAAGTTTTTCATTTCTTCCGCCAGATTGCGAGATCGGACAAAGAACAATTCCTGCTGTAGCCACCGCTTGAACGTCTGCCATAACCGGGGACGGGAAGACATATTTGTCCACCATCCTAGTTTGTTCGACATGATGTTCATCGAATCCAGGTGCTTCCAGCGGTATAGATTGGGATACCCCAACTGGTAGCGCAGCGTGCCTAAGCAAATGTCATATCGGTTGCATTCGACAGACATCAGTCCGCTGTTGTAAAGCAAACCAAGATGGTTCAGTTTATAGGCAAACCCAATAGGATCAATCGTGTTTGCCCTCCACGTTGCTACCTGATAATCTCCGCCGCCTGTCGTGCTAAACCGGATAGCGACCCCTACGCTGTAGGCCGACTTGCCTCCCAACCCCTCCGAGAGATCAGCACCTATGCAGTATTCAGCCTCCGGCATGGGCCACTCCCAGATCTTCAGCGGAGCATCGTCGTAAGTGTGATCGAGGTTGCAATCCTCCTGGTAGCAGGAATAAAACCCAGCTTCGTTCTTTGGATTGGTAGTATTACATCCGTGGAATCTTCCAGCCAGATCGAAGTCTCCCTCTGCTATCGGGTTCCGCACGTTTATATTGGCGAAGTCCTGCGCCTTCTGCCCGAATATCTGATAACCCTGCAACTGGAATGCCTCTTCGCCTGTGCTGGCCATTTCCTGTTTCAGTAACTTAGAACTCTCTTCGTCTCTGTCCGAATTCTTTCTACGATGCTCATACCATGCCAGTTGCTCGTCGGCCAACACGTATGGGTTAAGTATCCCAATCTCGCAGGTTGGGCAAATTAAACCAGATCTGTCTACCTTTTGAACGTAGCGGTAGTGATACTGTAAACATTCACTTCGCTGGCAGCGAAGCCACTCCGACTCTACTTTCTCCCTCATTCTAAACTCCGGCGTCTCAACCCTCCAGTTGACAGGCACCGGGCGGACTCTAGTTGCCTCAAAAAAGAACGGAAGGAATAGTGGATACCACTCAGCCTCATCGCTCCCCAGCAATTCCATACAGCGCTTCCAGAGTTTATGCCCGTAACGGTTGGCCCCCTTAGCCGTTGATTCCAAAATAGCAAAGGTGTTCTCGTCTTCCACAAGAGCATTCACCATGTCTTCATCAATAATCCCGCGAGCTACGTCCTCCGCATATTCCGTAAACTCAGAAACGTGTACGGCGCTTAACCTTATTCCCTGCCCGACGCCAGAAGAATTTGCTCCTCTGACGAACACCTTACTGTTTAATCCAGGATCAATGCTCCTTAAGTCTGGCTTGGGATTGTCGAAGTATAGAAGCTCGTCGGCCTTCCTCTGGGCGCACATCGGCTTCATCCACCAGGGCATATTATCGTAAATGAAGCACATGATGGGGAACAGAACATCCGAAGTATGGGCCTTGTCGTAAGAGACTACGAGGGCATTTATGTTTGTAAAGAACATCGTGCGCCAAGCTATAAGCGCCTCTATTAGTGTCGAGCAGTTGTGGGTTGCAACGCCTTCGGCTACGAAGGTTCCAGTGGACGTCTGGATGTCAATCATACGACGGACGCCAAGTGGCTGAATGGAGGTTATATGCACCCAGGCGTGCCCGGTTTCTCGCTTACCGGGAAGCCCCATCCCCTCCCACCACTTCTTCCCCATGAGTCTGACGGGCCTACATTGGCCAAGAATCTTCATGATTTGGTCTGTTCTGTTGACCAACAGCTTAGCCACTGGTTGATTGCCAATCTTACTGGACGTCCCGCTCTTCCTGTTGTCAACTTCAACGTGGAAGGTGTAGCCTTTGTCCGTCAGGTATCGGTGAGCCCTGTCGAAGACCTCGTTGAATACTTGAGATGGCCCGACCTCAGCGCCACCCCGCCATTTATTGCGGATGCAGCCTTCCCCGTCTAGGAGCCCGCCATACCAGTAGTCTTCCTTGTCGCCGTCCTCCCATGGTTTGGCAATCTGCCTGATCGGGTCTCCCACCCGAAGATCCTTTACCTCCACCCACTTAGTTCCGACGCCCCCCCTGATTTTGGAAAGAAATGGATGATCTTCGGTAGCGATGATCTTCTCTCCGTTGTCGAAGCTGATCTCAAACGCTGGCTTTTTGACTTCCCATTTTTTGAGGACGGTAGCCAGCCGGAGCTTCTTCCCGTTCCCTTTGGCGTGCTCGTCCATGGCGACTAGCTCTTGCCCGATGACGATATCTTCTATCGCAACCCACCTGTAATCAACAGTTAGCAGCCTTGATTTAGGATCAAGTGCCCCCAATTGGCGCGCTTTTATGATTATAATCTTTTGTGGCTGTTTCTTAGCCTTCATTTCAAGAACTTTTTCCAATATAAGTTCCTGGGCCGGTAACAGAGTAAGTAATTGATTTC